AAGACATCTTGCCAGAAGTCGAGTTGACCGACATGGATAACCAATTCAAGAGCATTTTCGATGGCCTTGGGGATAAGCTCAAAGGGTTGTTTGACCTTTTCAAGAAAGGTTTTGATGCAGCGTTTAGACCAGAAGGTATAGAACGTATCAAGATTGCCTTAGACCAAATAGCTAAGACACTGGGAGAAATCGCCACTGACCCAAGGGTTGTGAATGCCTTCAACAGAATGGCTGAGAAAATTGCTTATGCTTTAGGGCAAGTGACAGGCTCAATAGCTACTATTGGTCTGGGTATCGGTGTTTTCCTTGCTGAAAGTATTGCAAATGGACTTGGAAGGCAAAAGGAACGCATTATCAGGGCGCTAGTTGCTTTGTTTGATAATATTGGTAACATTGCAGAGGCAGTAGGGAACATCGCTCAGGCCTTTTCTAGTGCTTTCTACGATGTCATTACCTCAACTGGTGCGGTTCGTATCGGTAGCGCTATTGTGTCAATTCTGTTGAGTTTGAGTTCAAAAGCTGTTGAAATTGGAAGCAAACTTGGTGGTGATTTATTCAAAGGCTTAGAGCGAATTGTGACAGATAACGCTCCGAAATTATCAAGTTCCTTACAGGGAGCTTTGGATGCGATTGCTCCAGTATTCGAAACAATAGAGAAAGCAGTAAACCGTTTCGGAGATGCATTTAGTCGTGTGTATGATGAGCATGTTAGCCCTTTTATAACAACTCTTTCTAGTGGTATTTCTAAGATTGTATCAGTTTTTCTAGATAGTTTTGACAACAACGTTACTCCAGCACTTCAAAGATTCTCTGATGGATTTGAAGATGTCTATAACAATCATATCGGTCCAGCAATTGATTCTTTAAACCAAGCTTTTGGAGGACTGGTTGATGTTCTCAAACAAGTCTGGGAAGATAATATGCAACCTTTTGCTGAGTTCTTAGCCAATACATTCGGTATCAGCATTGGTGAAGTTGCCGATGTGCTAGGCGGAGCTATTTTAGAGGCTTTAAAAATTCTAGCTGATACAGTAAAAGTCGTTAGCGATGCTTTCGTTGCTTTTTCTGATTGGTGCAAGGATAACCGAGAGATAGTTTCAGCCATGGCCACTGCAATCGGTCTAGTATCGACAGCTTGGGAAGGTATTAAATTCATGTCTTGGGCTGAGCAGGCTGGTGGTCTTGCAGCAGGAATTGGTAAATTAAGTGGAGCTTTCACTGATTTAGTTAGTGCTGTAAAAGGCTTAACAGTCGATAAGATTAAAGATTTTGCAGAAAGCGTGTATTTGAATACCTTATATGCAAAAGACTTTGTAGTCAATTCAGGTAAATTGATTGTAGAGTTAGGAAAAACCGCTTTAGAACTTGGTAAATCTGCACTTGCGTGGGGTGTTCATGCAGCACAAATGGGACTTGCAGCGGCCGCAGAGATCGCTCAATCTATTGCAGCAGGAGTTGCAGCAGCTGCAACATGGGCACTCAATGGAGCCATTGCGGTATTGACCAGCCCGATAACTTTGGTTATTGCAGCAATAGCAGCCTTGATTGGTATCGGTATCTTGCTCTACCAAAACTGGGATACTGTTGTCGAGTTCGCTAAAACTGCATGGCAAGGGCTATGTGATTTTATCAATGGTATTTGTCAAGCGATTGGCGAATTTTTCAGCGGTCTATGGACGAAACTACAAGAAATCTTTGAGCCGATAGGTCAATGGTTTAGCGAGAAATTCCAGCAAGCATGGGACGCCATTGTGAACATATTCTCTGGTATCGGAGAGTGGTTTTCTGGTGTATTCCAAGGTGCGTGGGATGCTATCGTTAATATCTTCACACCAATCGGCTCATGGTTCGGACAACGTTGGGCAGATGTTACTAGTGCTTTGGCTAATATCGGGGCATGGTTTACGGACATGTTCCAAAAAGCATGGACCGGTCTAACAAACATCTTTAGCAAACTAGGTTCATGGTTTGGTGAGAGATGGGCAGATGTGACTAATGCATTATCCAGCGTTTCAAACTGGTTTGGTGAGATGTTCACTAATGCATACAACGCAGTAAAAGATGCTTTCAGCTCTATCGGTGACTTCTTTAGTGGCGTTTGGGAAACTGTAAAAGGTATCTTCGTAAACGCTGGTCAAATGGTCGGTGAGGCAGTAGGTGGAGCATTTAAGAGTGCTGTTAATGCGGTTCTTGGAACGATTGAAAATGTAGTCAATGGCTTCATCGGAATGATTAACGGTGTTTTAGATGTTGTCAGAAACTTACCTGGTCTAGGATGGGTCGGTAGTGTAAGTACAGTCAGTCTCCCTCGTCTTGCCCGTGGTGGTATCGTTGATAGTCCAACGATCGCCATGATTGGTGAAGCAGGTAAAGAAGCGGTCGTACCACTTGAAAACACAGGATTTATCCAAACGCTAGGACGAGTTGTCAGCAGTGCGGTAGTAAATGCCATGGCTGGTGTTGGTCCGCAAGGTGGATTTTCTGGTGACGGCGACATCGTTATCCAAATCGCAGGTCATGAGTTCGGACGGGTAGCTATCCAAGAAATTAACAAGGAACATGAACGAGCAGGTCAAACCTTGCTCAAGATTTAGGAGGTTAAATGGCACAATTGACAATCAATGGGGTGGCTGTGAAGCCTCCCAAATCTTTTCAGGTCGGTATTCAGGATATCGACGGAGAAACAGGGCGTAACGCCAATGGCGACATGGTCCGTGACCGTATCACGACCAAACGTAAACTAGACTGTGAATGGGGCATGCTGACTCAGGAAGAAATGAGTCAGCTTTTACATGCTGTATCATCTGAATTTTTTGAGGTATCTTATCCAGACCCCATGGATGGCCAAGTCACAAAGACTTTCTATGTCGGTGATAGGACAGCTCCTAGATATACCTTTACTGAGAAGTTTAAACCTTGGTCTGGCGCTAAATTTAATCTGATAGAGAGGTAAGAAAATGGACGCTTTAACCAGACGACAATTTGACAGAGCCATGTTTGCCAAGGAAAGGACGCTGGCTATCCGTGTTGGTGATTATGCTTCACGAGATATCAAAGAGGCTAGTTTTGAGTATGGCTATATCAAAGGTGATACGTACAAGCCCGGTGGAACGTGTGCTGGTAGCGGTAAGATTACCTTTACCAGCATCATTACCACGTTCAATAAGCTGGATATCCTACACCCTGAGATTGGTCTACTGGTTGGGAATACCTACCAGTGGGTTAAGATGGGGGAATACTTCATTAATGATATTGAGATTGACCGAAACCGAAACACAACCACGCTTGAACTCATAGACGGTATGTTTAAGCTCAATCGTGAGTATGTGACGGACTTACATTTCCCAGCTGAGGTACGAGAGGTTATTCAGGAAATCTGCCTAAAAACAGGCATTGAGTTAGCGAATGACTATTTCGGTATCAGCGCCATGCGTTACCATGTTGAGCAAGTTCCTGAAGGCAAGAAACTGTCCTTCAGGGATATGCTGAGCGCTATGACTCAGATGATTGGGATGTCTTGTTTCTTCAATCGAGAAGGGAAGATGGAAATCCGTGATTTGAATGAGTCAAACATCACGATTAACGCAGACAGTTACTTTCTACATGGTTTAACCAAGAGTGAGATTGAGTATCAGATAGCAGGTATCACTTGTAAGACGGACAAGAAGTCTCTAACAGTCGGTATGAAGACGGGTCGGTCTTTGGAACTAGACAATGTCTTCATGACCCAGAGCGCTTTAAATGACCTGTATTACAAACTGAAAAACCTAACTTACTATCCGTATAATCTCAACTACCAAGGGCATTTACTGCTTGAGGTTGGGCAGTGGGTGACCATTCAGACCAACAAGAAAGAAACCTTTAAAGTTCCTGTCTTAAGCCAGAGCTTTACTTTCAAAGGTGGTCTGAGAGGTCGTATCAGCGCAGACAGTAAGGCTGGAAACGATACTCAGTATTCTTACGAGGGTACGATTACCAAGCAGATTAAGCAACAAGATGGCATTGAAGCGAAAATCCAAGCGCAGATTGAAGCAGCAGACACAGCCTTTGATGCTGAGTTCAAAAAGCGTAAAAAAGAGATAGATGACGGTATCGAACTTGCCAAGGCTAAGGCCGAAGAAGTCAAGCAAGAACTGTCTGATACTATCAATCAGCGTTTCGACAGTTTTGACAACGGGCCATTTAAAGAAACCAAGCGTAAGGCTGAGGAAGCCTTGAAAAACGCTGGCGCAAGTAGCTTACTCGCTCAAGAAGCGAAGCAGATTGGGTTGGATTCAATTGCTAGACTTGAAGCCTTTAAGTCACAGACTACGAACGCTCAGACGGCTTTGTCGGGTGATTTAGATGGCCTGAAACAGAAGGTCACAAGCGAGGTCAATCAAGCTTCAGAGTATCGTAGAATGACCACTGAGGCTCTTAGTCGAATGACTGGCCAGATGAACGGATTTGCGACGAAATCAGAGGTTAAGCAAGGTATCGATGGATTGACTCAGACTTTCGCTAAGCTGAAGGTCGGTAGTCGCAACTACGCTGAAGACTACGACTTTTCAAGAGGACTTTGGCACTATAGTCAAGGAGATAACAGTCCACAAGATTGGACTATCTCAAACGGCGAATACAACGTCAAAGGTACGACTAACACTTGGAAGCAGATGCAAATCTATTCGAAAGAAGGCAGTCACGCTTTGGGGAAAAAATCGACAGCTCTTCTAGATTTAGAAGTTGGCGAAACCTACACACTTTCGTTTCAAGGGATTTGCTACTCTGGCTCTTCAAGTGTTTGGCTGTCATTAAGAGCCAATCGAACAGCACCTAGCAATCCTGAAATCATGTATGGCAATTTCAACCTCACGTCTAGCTGGCAGACTTATCAAGTCACTATACCAGCATTGACCAAGCCTGAAAATTTTGATTTCTGGCGAATTATTCTTGGTTATAACGAGATTGGCCATGTAGCCTTTCGTAAAGTGGAATTGACCAGAAGTTCGACTCGTATAGATGCAGGTCCTGCTCCTGAAGATGGCAAGACGGATCTTGTCGTCGCTAAAACTGAATTTCAGAAAACAGCTGATGGTCTATCTGCTAAAATGTCAGCAATCGAGAGCTATGTTGGTCAAGATAGTCAGCGACAAGAAGCATTGAGAATATACACTCGAGAAGAGAGTGCTCGTCAAGCGATAGCTGTTCGTGAGCTGGTAACGAAGGACTATGTAGGCAAAGCGACTTATCAGGAAACTGTAAGAGCTATTGAGAACAAGTTCGAAGATATCACGAATCCACAAAATGGTTCGATTGTCACTCAGATTGCTAATTACAAAAAATCAGTAGATGGTAGGTTCGCAGACATCACGTCAATGATTGCTGGCAAAGCTAATCAGAGCGACTTTCAGCGTGTGAAGGAAACTAGTCAACTATACGAGCGCATTTTGGGTGGCTCAGGTTCGAGTGACCAGACAGTAAAAGACAATATCGCTCGGTTAGTGATGACAAATCAACTATTCCAAACAGAAGTAGGAAGATATTCTGGAAATGGTGTTAACCGTGCTATGAATACTACGTCAGATTGGGGGCCATTCATTTCACGTTCTGGTGGCAATGGAGTTAATCTTCATGCGGATCTACATAAAATCCTATCAAGTGGATTCAAAGCAGGAGATACCGTTCATGTACGGATGGAAATTAGCATTGATGATGTACAACGTTTCAACGACAAGCAAATCGTAGCTATTCTACAATCTTATGGAGATGTGACGAACTGGGCAAGAGCAGGTAGAACATTTGATTACAACATAGGTACTCTTCAGCCAGGGAATAACTGGCGCTTGATTGAATTTGATACTGTCATGACTGAAGAGATGTTAAGGAACAATAGCTGGATGTTGAATCTTCGTATTGATGGAGCAAGTTCCTATAAAGTTCATACCAAAGCTGTAAAAGTTGAAAAAGGCAATGTTGCGAGTGCTTGGAGTGCCGCCCCTGAAGATATAGACGAAGCCGTTCGCTCGGTTCAAAGTCAGTTAGCTGGTTCGTGGGCGGTTCAGAACATCAACAGTGCAGGTTCAATCGTTTCTCAAATCAATGCGACGAACAATCAAATTTTGGTTGAAGCTGAAAAGATTCGATTCAAAGGTAAGACCTTAGCCGATCAACTGACGGCTATTGACGGTTATTTCAAACGATTATTCGTCGGTGAAGGGAACTTTGCGACATTAAACACAGAGGTTTTGAAGTCCAATTCAATTACAGCAGATAAGTTAGTCATGGATATGGCCATGGCAAGACTTTTTGTTTCAAGCGATATCTTCACGAACACGCTTGCTTCTAAAACTGCGTTTATAAACAAACTTCAATCGGTCATTGTATCATCTACTCTTCTTGAGGGTTATAAAGGTTGGATTGGTGGATTTCAATTAGGTGTTCATGATTCAGGTTCTGGACGTTGGATAACTGGTCGCAATCAATTCTCGGTTGGAATGGGAAATGGCGAAGGTGGCGATAACACATCAGCTCTCTGGGTTAATTGGGGAGGCAATTGGAACGAACCTGGATACTATGCATGGTTCGTTAAAAACAACGGGAGAATGTATTGTAAGAATACCGCTGAATTTTGGAAAACACCAATTATTCACGACGACCTGAAAGTTAAAGGCAGAATCTTTTATGATGGTGGTGCTTGGATTTATTCTAGTCAATACGAGAAGATTGGACGAAGCAGTAAAGATTATTTTTATCTGGAAAAAGCCAGTGGTGCCAGAGATTGGTTCCCAGCTTGGAACGATACTTCTGACCGCAGACTGAAATCAAACATTCAAGAGAGTAGTGTTTCAGGGGTTGATGTTATTAATCGTTTGAAAACGTATAGTTACCGAAAAGAATTTAATAATGAGGTAGAGGATATCTCATGTGGTATCATGGCTCAAGATGTGCAGAAGTACGCTCCAGACGCTTTTCGTGAGAGTCCAGATGGAGTTTATACATATAACACATTTGCACTGGTGCCTTACTTAATCAAGGCCATTCAAGAATTAAATCAAAAAATAGAAAAAATGGAGAAAACAATAGCATGAACAACAACATAGACGCAGTAGTAAATCAGTTAACACTTGATTCACTGACTAAAAAGCTAGCAGTCAGTGAGCAAGAATCAGCTAAGAATGAAGCTCTTTATTTGTATGCAGCAAGCGAATTGCACACGATGAAAGAAGTCCTAGAATATGATCCAGCTCTAAAAGAGTTATTTGAAGAAGCGAAAGGAAAAATGACAAATGGCAATTAATAATTATGAACTAGCAAGCAAACCTTATACTCGAGGTTTCGGAAACAATGTGGCGACAGTCGTGGAAATTCGTTTATCAGAAGGTAATCGTTACAGTACGAACATGCGTGAGCTCGCAGGAGATCGCACAAGTGAACCAGAAGATGTCTTGATTCAAGATGTGCTGGATATCTTAAAAGCCGAGCTAGATCCAGGCAGCGCCATCGTCAAAACGCAAGCGCAACTTGAACAGGCGAATCAGAAGATTGCTCAAAATGAGAGCGAGCAAAATCGACTCTCTGCGCTTATCAAACAGACTGAAGAGAATTCGAAGGTGAATCAGAAGGTCATTCATGTTCTTGTGTTGAACTCTGTCATGAGCAAGAATATCGAGTACGGCACGACTTATAAAGAATTGGTTGAGTTGATTCCACTAGCTGAAGTTGGTAAGACCTACTTACCACATGACCTAATTACCATTGAAGCCCCTGAGCACGTAGAGGTCAATGGTGAAGGGAAACGCATTTTGGTTCAGCTTAATAAGGAATTTACCTACAACGGCGAGCCTGTCAGCGCATTTGTGACAAATGGTTCCCTGGAGCAAAACGGAACGGGTGTCGCTTGGAAATTTGAAGGGAAGGAATAGGAGAAATAAATGAAATTTGAATTGTTTAACTTTTTTAGAAGTCTAATCCAAACAGAAGATGGTTTGGTATTGTATGCGCTAGGCTTAATTGTGATTCTAGAAATCGTAGATTTTGCATCAGGAACCTTCGCAGCGATTGCCAATCCAGAAATTGAATACAAAAGTAAGATTGGCATTAATGGCCTGATTCGAAAAATTCTTGGTGTTCTTCTGCTTATGGTATTGATTCCTATGTCTGTCTTGCTACCTGAGAAAACAGGTTTCCCATTCCTATACTCAATTTACCTCGGATATTTGATTTTTACTTTCCAATCGCTAATCGAAAATTACCGTAAGTTGAAAGGCAACGTGACCATCTTCCAACCTATCATCAAGGCATTTGAGCGGTTATCTGGTGACAAAAACGACAAGAACGAAGGAGAACAATAATGGATATTGATACAAGTAGATTAAGAACGGACCTTCCACAGGTAGGAGAACAACCATACAGACAAATTCATGCGCACTCAACAGGGAATCCGAACTCGACTGCCCAAAATGAAGCAGACTACCACATGCGTCGTCCTGTCGAGTCGGGCTTCTTCTCCCACGTTGTTGGGAACGGCCGTGTAATGCAGACCTGGTACACAGATATGGGAGCCTATGACGTAGGAGGTGGCTGGAACGTTGAAGGGTATGGCCAAGTTGAATTGATTGAGAGCCATAGCACAAAAGAAGAGTTTATGCGCGATTATAAGCTCTATGTTGAGCTTTTGCGAAACCTTGCCGATGAAGCAGGGATTCCGAAAACACTGGATTCTGACAGTCTGGCAGGAATCAAGACACATCAATATTGTACATACAATCAACCTCGAAACTACTCTGACCACGTTGATCCGTATCCTTATCTTGCAAAATGGGGCATCAGCCGTGAGCAGTTTAAAAAGGATATCGAAGGCGGCTTATCTGAAGCAGGCTGGAAGCGTAACGGCACTGGCTGGTGGTGGGAGGAGTCGGATGGCTCTTATCCGACAAAACGCTGGAAGAAAATCAATAATGAGTGGTTCTACTTTGATGAACGTGGCTATTGCTTAATCAATCGCTGGTTCAATGATGGGAAAGACTGGTTCTATCTTGACAAACGTGGCGCAATGGTCACAGGCTGGATGTTTCTTAACCATCGCTGGTATTTCTTCAAGTCAGATGGTCGTATGGCTACAGGTTGGGTGAAATACCGTGAAACCTGGTATTTTATGGAAGAAAAAGATGGTTATATGCTATCTAAACAATTTATCAAGTCTGGTGATGGCTGGTACTATCTGAAGGCAAACGGTGAACTTCATACAGATCCAGCATTCAAAACTGAACCAGATGGTCTTATCACGGTAGTTGACAAGGAAAAAGAAGAAAAGCAACAATAGGAAGAATTTCAAAATAGATTACACTAACCGCAGGCCTAGGCTTGCGGTTTTTTGTTTGCAATAATAAAAGCAGTGACCGAAATCACTGCTTATCAGCTGTAGCAAATTCATAAAGTTTTTCTGCTGTGAGAAGGGCCATTTTGTCCATGCTTGTTTTTCCTTTTCTAAGGTCAGAAACAGTAGTCCATGGAACTCCAGCGCCTTGCGAAATAGCAGATGTAGACATCGAACTGTCTAATAATTCTTGAATAACTTTCCTCATTCTATTTGTCCTTTTTATTTTTTAGATAGATATATACATTGATGGCGATTATAAAAATAGCTATTGCACTAACCATTGCTTTTCCTCTTTTCATTTGATAAAATAGAGGTGTAAGGGGCTTGCGCCCCTACCTCTTAGCGTTTACCTTTTTCTTTGACGGGATTTCGGTTTACGCTTTTTGTTTTGCCTTGCGACCGTTATTGCGGTCACTAGACTTGCGATAGCTGTTACTGTTTCAGGGATATTGTCTATCGCCTTCTCAAGTAACCTAAGCCAATCTTCTTTATTCAACTTCCTCACCTCCTTTCCTTATCTTGATTATATTATATCACGGTATACCGAGAAAGTCAAGCGTTTTGATGAAGTTTTTTTAAATTTTTTTCAAAAAAATAGACCTTGTCCAGAGGTCGGGGAATTGGCGGGGACACCCTCCTTTTTTGCTTATTTAATAGGAAATAATTTTACCTTTTTCATAATAATCTCCCTATAAAGTCACCGCATTCGGTGGCTTTTTTTGTCTTGGGATTCATGATATAATAATAAA